AGGGTATTACCATTGAGATAGACGGCAATACCACTAAATTACAGGATTCGCTGAAAGATGTCGATAAGCAACTACGCACGACACAGACGAACCTACGAGATATAAATAAATTACTTAAGTTAGACCCAAAAAACACCGAACTGGTTGCCCAAAAACAGAAGAATCTGAAAGAGGCAATCGACCTCACAAAAAAGCGTCTTGACGCACTCAAGAACGCCCAAACCGAAGCACTGTCACCCGAACAGTATGACGCACTTCAGCGGGAAATAATCGAGACAGAAAACAATCTTCAGAATCTTGAAACCGAGTACAACAACCTAAACACTGCATCAGATAATGCGTTAAGCAGTGCGGGCGAAGCAATACAGAACGCCGGTTCAAAGGTTACTGAAGCGGGACATAAAATCACCAAGGTTGGTGATTCTATTGGTTCAGCAGGAAAAGCAATTGCACCTGTCTCTGCGGCTGTTGCGGGCATAGGCGTAGCGGCTGTCAAATCCGCACAGGAACTCGATGAAGGTTATGACACCATCATCACCAAGACCGGCGCAACCGGGAAAGCGGCTGAAGCATTACAGGATCAAATGGATTCTGTTTTCACTTCTGTTCCGACAACCGCCGCTGAAGCGGGTACGGCAATCGGTGATGTTACAACCCGTTTTGGTTTGTCAGGCGATAAACTGGCAGAGACATCTAAAACCTTTATCAAATTCGCCGACATAAATAATACAGACCTTTCTTCCGCAATCAACAACACTGACAGCATCATGGAGAAATTCGGACTTGATGCAGATCAGGTGGACAGTGTTCTTGGTATTATGACAAAGACAGGTCAAGATACAGGAGTGTCTATGGATACCCTGTACGGGTCACTGTCAAAGAACGGCGGCACACTGAAAGAAATGGGTCTGTCGCTTGGGCAATCTGTAACCCTGTTGGGCAACATGGAAGCAAACGGCGTTGACACCTCTACCGCAATGACGGCACTGTCAAAAGCGAATCAGGCGGCGGTTAAACAGGGTAAAAGCCTCGATTCCGTATTAAAAGACGGCATCAAATCAATAAAAGGCGCAAAGACCCAAACAGACGCACTGCAAATTGCAACGGATCTGTTTGGTAAGAAGGGCGCAACCGAAATGACACAGGCGATCCGTGAGGGTCGCTTTTCTATTGATGATCTAAACACATCAATGGACACGTACGCCACAACGGTTCAAGATACCTACGAGGAAACCCTTGACCCGTGGGATAAAATGACCGTTTCGATGAACAGTTTGAAACAGGCGGGCGCAGAACTGGCATCAACACTGTTCGACACGTTGAAACCTGTGATTGACCAAGTAGTAGAGGCGGTTAAGGGTTTTACAACATGGTTTAACAGCCTGAGTGACGGTCAGAAACAGTTGATAATCAAAATAGGTTTGATTGTCGCCGCCGCCGCACCACTTTTAATAGTTATCGGGAGCGTTATAAGTTCGATTGGCAAAATGGTCTCAGCCGGTGGAATGTTGATCACAGGCTTTGGAAAGATCACAACGGCTATATCAGCGGCGGGTGGTCTGATTCCTGCAATTTCTGCACTTGCTTCAGCCTGTGCGCCGTTTTTGATTGGTGGTGCAATTATCGCCGGTGTTATAGCGGCAATCGTACTGATTGTGAAGAACTGGGACACCATCAAGAAGGGACTTGCAAACCTTTGGAAGGGTATACAAACATTTGCCGGGAATGTGGTAAAGGGTGTAAAAGACCTTGGCGGCAAAATCGCCGAAGGTATCGGAAACATAAAGACCGCAATCGGTACGAAGATGACCGAGATAAAAACCACGTTCGGCAACATCTGGGGAAATATTAAAACTCAGTTTTCGCAGACATGGCAAAGTATCAAGGAAAACATACAGAACAACATTCAGAATATGTTGACATCGTTCGGCAACTTTAAAACCAAGGTTGCAAACGTGTTCGGCAATATCCTCACGGCAATAACATCACCGTTTAGAAAAGCATGGGAGGCAATCACGGGGTTTGTTGAAAAGATTAAGAACGCATTCAAATTCAAGATTGAATTGCCGAAAATCAAATTACCGCATATAGATGTTAAATGGCACAAAATCGGTGATTTCTTCAAAATTCCCACATTGTCGGTCAAATGGTACAAAAACGCCTATGATAACCCGATGATGTTCAATAGACCGACAGTATTGCAGACACCGTATGGTGCAAAGGGGTTCGGTGATGGTAGCGGCGGCGAAATTGTCTACGGTCGAAATAACCTGATGCGTGATATACGGGCGGCGGTTGGTGATACTGGCGATATTACAATCAACATATACGGTGCTGAAGGTCAGAACGTGAATCAACTTGCGGACGCAGTATCACGCAGATTGACGGCTTTACAGAAACAGAGGGCGGCGGCATATGTCACGTAATTATATAACCTTTGATAATACAGACTTGCGTGATTTCGGTTTATATATCTCAGGAAGTAACGTATTCAATGCACCTGAGCGGGCATACAATGAAATCACGATACCGGGCAGAAACGGCGTTTTGCTTGGTTCTGAAAGACGGTTAAACAATATTGAAGTTGTTTATCCGTCTTTTATTTATACGAACTTCAAAGTTAATTGTGCGGGTCTGCGGTCGTTCCTTCTGTCAAAGGTCGGATACAAAAAACTGATAGACACATACCACCCGACAGAGTACAGGCTTGGGTTCTATGCCGGTGGACTTGATGCGGAGATGACAGCAAAACTGGATGCGGGACAATTCGATCTGACATTCAATTGCAAACCGCAGAGGTTCTTGTTAAGTGGTGACACGCCTGTCACGCTGACAGCATCAGGAACAATCAATAATCCTACGTTATTCGATGCACAGCCGCTGATTCGTGTATACGGCACAGGTTCAATTGTTGTTAACGGTGTGACCATCACGATTTCTGAAGCAGACGTATATACAGATATCGATTGTGAAATAATGGAATGTTACAAGGGGAACGCACTGAAAAACTATGCTGTTTCCCTTGATTCTGTTGATTTTCCTGTACTGTCACCGGGTGACAACACAATAGGATTTGACGGTGTTACCTCTGCGGTCATAACACCGAGGTGGTGGACTTTATGATACCGATTTTATTTGATCATTCAGAAACCGCTTTTACTTCAAATGGTATATGTAGATTAGTCGATTGTATCCGTTGTGAAGTTACAGAAGAACGCAACGGGGTCTATGAATGTGAATTTGAGTATCCTGTTACGGGCAGACATTATAACGAAATCACAATCGACAGGATAATATATGCTACGCATGACGATTCAAAAGAACCCGAACCGTTTGATATTTATAAACGGTCTGCACCGATAGATGGAATCGTTACTTTCAACGCACATCATATATCATACCGTTTAGGCAACATCTTACTTGACCCGTTTACGGCTACTTCATGCGTGACGGCATTAGCACAGTTTAACAATTACTCGATGACGGAAAACCCGTTTACGTTCCACACAGATAAGGATGTGGTGTCTGAATTTTCCGTCACCATACCCGTGAGCATTAAGAAAATGCTAGGTGGTACGGAAGGGTCTATCCTTGATGTTTACGGCACGGGTGAATATGAGTTCAGAAAGTTTCGTGTTGATTTTTGGTTGCACAGAGGACAGGATAACGGCGTAGTGATCAGATACGCTGATTCACTCAGCGACTTGAAACACGAACTTGATTATTCATCGTCATACAACACTGTCGTTCCCTACTGGGCGAACATGGATAAAACTGAAATCGTGACATTGCCTGAGAAATACGTATTCAGCAATGTTGCACCCACGATTTCGAATAACTGGACAGAGGACGGCACACCGATCACAGACGATTCCGGGCACATCATTGAGTTCATGACAACAGACGGTAAAGCCGTACCGTTGGATCTGTCGGATGCATGGGAAGAACCGCCAACAGAAGAACAGTTAAGGGCAAAAGGACTCGATTACCTCAATAATTCCCGTGCATGGATTCCTTCGGAAAACCTCAGGGTTGATTTTGTGGCATTGTGGCAAACTGAGGATTATGCCAACGTTGCACCATTGCAGACGGTCAACCTGTGCGATACGGTGACGGTGCTTTATCCTGAGTTGGGCGTAAACACAGAGGTCAAGGTGATCAAATCAGTTTATAACACCTTGCTAGACCGATATAGTGAACTGGAACTAGGTGACCCCGTTTCTTCGTTTGCTGACACGGTGACCGCACAGGCATCGGCAGAGGTAAAAGAATCACCTTCGTTCTTGTCATCGATTGCCGGTGAAGTGATGCGGGCAACAAACAAAATCACAGGCGTTGACGGTGGTTACGTTGTTATTGATTCTGATTCTGCGGGGCATCCGTACCAGATTCTTATTATGGATTACCCTGATAAAGCATCCGCTGTTAACGTGATGAGGATTAACAACGGTGGCATCGGTTTTTCAACAAATGGGTATAACGGTCCTTTTACATCTGCGTGGACGCTTGACGGGCGTTTTGTTGCGGACTTCATCACAGCGGGAACGCTGAACGCTAATTTGATTCGAACGGGTATCATACAGGGTCAGACAGGCGGCAATTTCTGGAATCTCGACTCAGGTGAATTTTATACCGCAACCGATGATAGAGGCGTAAATATTAAAAACGGTCGTGTGTTCTTCTACGA